CTCGCCCGCGGTTGCTCCGATACGTGGCTCGCTCCTTAGCCTCAGCAGGAGGCCACACGGCATATGTTCCATTGGTAAAGGTATCGATGATAGCCCATTTAGCATGGGTGGCAGACCACGCCTTCTCAAGCTCGGTCCTATCACCCTTGATTTGCGTGATGTCAGGTTGAGACATGGACAGGAGCCTCATCGAGATGGATTATGTTGCCACCACAACCATTCAGTATGCAATAACGACCCAGCCTCAAGGGGGGTTCATTCTCACACTTGTCGCATCGGCCCCACGGTTCCGGAGAAGGGGCTTTGCCAAGCCAACTCTCGAATAAGAACAGGAGATGATAAAAGTCCCCTGGGGACAACGCCGCAAGAGGAAAGGGTCTATCCCCGCGCGCTTTTACCACAAGGGCTTTGATCTGTTGCTCTAGTGTCAACTCCTCACCCGATTCAGAATTATGCAAGATGCTCAATATCTTATCGCCTCCCTGCAAAGCTGGAATAACGCGTAGGCGTTGTTGAGATAATACTGAACTTCGCATACTTCCTCATCTTCCACATGATGGCGTAGGCCATCACTCGGTCATCATAAGCCCCTGGCGCAGCTTCGGCTCTCCCCTTCTCGTTGCGTATGAAGGTCATCATCTCACCGACTCCCGCCCTCGACCTGACCACCATCTGCCGGTTCCGCACGGCCTCGGCCAACTCTCCCAGCATTGGGGGCCTGGTTTTACCGTCTGTCTGCCATCCTGGTTTGCTGGGCTTGGCCGCATTATAGTCGGCGTAGAAGAGTTTGTCACGACACTGGCTGCCACACTGCTTGAACAGTTCGACCACCTTGTCCACCACAACGACACTCTCCCCATCCCGTTCCTGTCCATCACCCGCTATTTCCAGACCCGTGTAGGCGTGGTTATACATGACGTGCAGATTAAAGCACTCCTGCGCCATGTCGTCCGGGTGCGGCCTGCCGTGCAGTTCGGCTACCTGCTCTCCCGTCACGAAGTCCGACACGGCGGCGCACCCAAAGCTCCCTGTCTTACCCCAGGCGGTGTCAGCGCCAAGAATGTACCTGCCTGCTACCACTGGCTTCCGCCAGAGGGAAATCAGGCCCCGTACCATCTCCCTGGGTTCCATACAATCGTCCAGCATGGCGGTCATGGCGTCCACGTCAAAATAGCTGGTCTGGCGCGCCAGGATGGAGGGGTTGCACATGTACGTCATGGCGTACATCCCCTCACCCTTCTGGGCTTTGAGGGCAGACAACTCCTGCCGAGGGAAAAGCTCAGGACAGAGCAGGTCGCCCCAGAGGTACTTACCCTCGGCGGGGTTCTCGATGAGACGCAACCCAATCTGCTGCAAGTCGGAGGTCAAGTCCATGATGCCCCACCGAGTCAGTATGGCAAAGATGTTCCCACCTGGCTTCAAGCGGTCCACCATAACACCCTTCACTCGCTGCCTCTGCTGGGTCATCGTGGCCTCAGAGATGATGTCCTGCTGGTCCGTGGGGTCGTCTATGATGATGCGGTTGATATGAACTCCCTGGTACGGCCCGTCAATACCTGTGCCATAAAGCGTGGCGTAGGGGTTATTGGTGTCCTTACGCTTCACAAACAAGGTGTCTTTGCTCCACCCGCGCTCTTTATCAGGCTGCACTTCTGGAAACACAGCGCGGTATCGGGTGTTATGCTCAATCGTATCCTCGATGGACATCACCTGCCTCATGGATTGAGCCGCAGTGTTCATCAGATACAGCGTGGTGTCATCCGGGTCTCGCCCAATACACCATTCGACGTAATAAGCGCAGAGGGTGGATTTCAATGAACCAGGCGGGGCTACAATGAGGGTGCGTGAGGCTGGCTTCTGTAGTTCCTGCGCCCAAGCGAGTTGATGGGGGTAGAGCGGCCTATCGTGTACGAAAGCGCAGTAGTCGCCAAAGTTCTGCTGCGCCGCCGCCGCGTCAAGTTGCTTAACGAACAGAGCAGTGTCCATCATGTTGACGATGCCCCCCGTCCCTATGGCACGAAACGCGTTGCCAATATCCCTGCCAGCGCGAGCCCCATGAAGACGAGACAAAAGGCCAGCATCACGATACGCTCAATACGAGTCATGCACAACCTCCTCTGGACGTATGATACCCGCATCCAATCGTTTAGCAAACTCCAGGATTCTTTCCATAGCGGGGTTGTCACATTCAAACCCCTCCCCGTAGAGGTCTCGCCACACCTCTCGCAGGGCATTGCCTGCAACCTGAAGCGCCTTCGCCGTCGCAACGTCGGCTACGGAACGTACGGCCTCCTCTTGAATACAATCTCCCAAAGATATGGGGTGCAGTGCGCCCCACATCTCCTCCTCCGTCAGCTTCGCCTCGTTGATATCCATTACGGTTCCCCTCACTTCACTGACGATTAGGGTTGTCGGCGCCTGTGGCCATGTGTGTCTTTTCGTCTCCAAATTACATCCACATAGGCTGATACCATACCGTCAACCAGCCCTCGCCCCGCTTCTCCCGAACAATGCGAGGCTGATAGAGAACAGTGACGGCGGCCTCTCCCTGCCCCCACCGACTCCCCCCTATCGGCTGCAGGGTCATTCCACCCTCCAGGTTAGAGGGTTATCCAGGGTCTCATACCACCAATCCTGGATGAGTTTTCTGAGTTCAACTTCGTCCCGTAGCCCTTCGTTAATCTCCGTAGCCAATAGAAAGGCTGTCCCCAGACACTCCTCCCAATCACAGCCGTCTACGTTATCAGACCTGAGCGTTATGATTGGTTCCATCATCCCACCTCCCCGGGCTCTGGTCGCGGGATGCCGGCCTCTAAAAGCGCATTTGACAGCTTCAACACCACCATCTTTACGGTGTCTTGTGCTTGCTGCCCAAGAAGAACGCCCGCTATTGGGCCGAAGTCTGTGTCCTGTAGCCACTCCACACATGCCCACAGCGCCTTCGCCGTCGCAACGTCGGCTATGGCTCTTGGCATAGGCGGAAGAAGCGGGTAGCGGTCATTTCGAGCATCATCCCAGGGTTCCTCCAATGCGATTATCTCCTCGTCCGTCAGCCTGCCCTGCTGGACAGTAAAGGAATCCTGAGACCAGGCCGTGCCCGAAACACCGGTGCCAGACACTACGCCACCAAGTACGATGGATATAGGGGTAGGTTCGTATAGCCCATTGGCAAGCCGTCACTGGACCTCCTTCGCCACGAGTTCTAGGACTTGCTCAATGCGCCCACTGAGCGCCAGTTGTTTCAACGACACCAGTACGTCATACGGGAGTCCAAAGAAGATGTTCGTCTGACCAGGCGGCGTTTCCCCCTCTTCCCTCTGCCCTTTCACAGGCCACAACCGCTTTGCCGCATCAACCAGGAGCGCGTCACGATTGTACATCTGAAGCTCAAACGTGACGGTACCGTCACGATCCACACGCTGCTTTACAGACTCAATCGCATTCGCCTGGGCACGGGTCAACTGGTCAAATGGCTTGAATGTCAGAAGACGCCCATCCCAGTCTGCCAAGTCCGTGATGTTGGTGTCCAGCCGCTCTCGATACTGCCGGAGGATGCCCTGGTTGTCCAGACCAGCCGCCCTGCCGTCCTCCCCCGCATCCCTAGCAATTGCTGCCTTCACTGCCGACACAGCCATGAACCCCTTGGCTCGCTCTGCAATCCGTGCTGTCGTCCACCCTGTCGCCTTGGGACAGCTCATGCGAACAGACTTCGAGCCAGAATGAGTCAGCCGAAAGGCGGAGACAAACGCCTGCTGGAGAGGCGTCAGCCCAGTCACGGGGTCAAGATTCTTTGCCATGTCTAAACGCTTCCTGCAGTTCCATGTATCGAGGGGAGGTGGCCGCCATCTTCAGGGCTGCACGGAACGATATCTCAGCCTCGGTGGGTGTGCACTCCCTGCACTGAGACCCGTCCTCGCCCTCGTGTACGACCACACGGTATTTCCCGCAACCGATGCAACGTGCCTTGTACGACATCTATAGACCTCCTATTGGCAGGGGTTCAAGTGACGGTTACACCCCTATTTCGGCTCCGTCCAGCCTCATAACGATTACTGACGCGTCCTCGTCGCTATTAGCTCACCCTCATTCTACCACAGGTGTCTAGTGCTGGCCCTGGGCCATTCTCCCAGGGACGGTCATGGTCAGTTCCTGTTACCAGGATTCAGCCTAATTCCCTTTCGGCGTCTCTCTTTCGCCACCAGCACACTCTGATTCTACCACAGGTGTCCAGGGGGCAATGATACCGATGTCCCGTTTATTGCTCTTGGACTCTCAGGCGTCACGATTATCGCCCTTTCTCATCGCCACACTCTTAGCCAGTTGGATGAACATGGCATCGGAAAAGACCTCCACAGGGAATGAGATACGCCTGTGCCTTGCCGAATGCAAGTTTACCTCCAGCTTCAATGCTTTACAAAGCTGACTCACCCGTTGCTTGGTAATCCCCAAATCCCTCGCAATAGCAACCTGGGAGTCACCCAGGATGAGTCTGCTCGCTATGAGGGGAAGATAACCGCTACGAGCGTTCCCGTAGCGTTGGGGGATTCTCCTGGGAGGGGGCAATGGTCGTCGGGGCTTCTGTAGACGAGGGGCAATCACTCGTGCTACTGCTTTGAAGTCCCGCTTTGTGCTGACCTCAACCGTCCTATGGGCATCAATAGGTATAATTACGGGTGTTTCCCCATCCCAACAATGCACGCATAGTCCATCACCTAGAAGAGCCACCTTCCTACATTGAGAGCAATGTCCGTAAGATTCCGTAGTCATTTGCAGCCTTTTCGGAACGCCAGCACTTCCCTGGACGGCAAAACGGGGCATCTGTGGAATCGGCTACTGCCCCACTTTACCATCGCTCATCCTCCTGAGAAACTCAGCTAGCTGTCTACCAATGAACTCGGTATAGGCTGGTGGGATGGCCTGGGTAAGCTCAGTCCGAGCCATCCAGTCTATACCCATCGTTTCGGCTACCCTGTGCCAGCCCTTGGCATGTCCCACCCCAACATCCCGACCATTTTGCCATACCCTGAGACCCGACCCCTTACCCTTATTTCCTGCTCCTACAATAGATTTACCGTCCTTGTAAAAAGGGTCGACGTTGCCCGATTGAGTTGGGAAGATGATGGGGGATCTCCCTCTGTGTGCTTGATGTTCGGGTGCGAGCCATAGGAAGTTGCTATCGAACAGGCGATGTCGCGGGAAGGGCAGACCGAGCATGAAGCCACACAAAAACCCCGCTTCAAGACCATGAACCTCCAGGCCCCGCTTCATCAACCCTTTCGCTCTCTGCCGCGCTCCCATGACATTCTCAATGACGTATGGCTTCCCAATGCTCTCCAGGACTTCCTGGATTGGCCGAATAAGCAAGGGATATTCCTTGCCTTTCAGCCAGGGCAGGTTGTTCATTATGGAGTATCCCTGACACGGCGGGCTTGCATGAATGGCGTCAAGGTCCTCCAGATGCCATGTGTGGCCGTCCTGGTCGTCCCAGCAGTCGCCATGCGCCAAGGCATAGAGCACGTCCAGGGCGTCGGCCTGAATGAAATGCTCGCCAACGTAGTGCTTCTGAGGCTTGATGTCCACGCCGACTACCTCGAAGCCGGCCATCTGGTAGCCTTTTGTTGCACCACCAGCACCGCAGAAGGTGTCGAGAAGCCGGTACTTCACCATCGCTCACTCTCCGTTGGGGGGTACAGCCGCCCCATGGTATGCCTCAAAACGTGCGAATAAAGCCCTACACGCCACTTCACCATCTCATCCCAGTCCTGTTACAGGATAGTCCAGTATTGCCACCGTCAAACCTCTGCGTGGGTTCCTGGTAGGCCATGCCGCCTAATCCACTCCCTGGCGTCAACGCCAGGCGCTTTATTGCCATTTTGCCTTTCATCTGTGCTGACATCGGGTATCTCGTCGTCCCACTTTTGACCTCTCAGCCAGGTTGCAGGGTAGGGGATGTACTGCAATTCTTTCTTTGCGATGTGGTCACGCCAGATTGAGGCTGTTTGTGCTTTGACGGCCTGGAGGATGGTGTCAACCAGGTCAGGTGAGGGGCGCAGTTTAGTCCACGCTTTCTCGGCTTCCACGCGGGAGACGTGGAGTGGGTAGAGTTGGTAGAAGATTTGGAAATGATTATCTACAAAAGGTGGGGGCAACCCATCAAAGGCGATTTGTCGATGGTCAATCCAGCGTTGCCGAGGTTTACTCCATAGCTTTTTGTGGATATAGAGACGCGCTTCTTCAATGGTATCAAAGATAGCTTTGCCTTTGATATTATTACATGCATTGCAGGACAGAATTAAATTCTCTCCTTCTAGTCCACCTTCACTCTGTGGGAGAAAGTGATCCCAGGTAAAGCCTCCGCGTGGATCATCCTTCGTCCCACATCCACAATAGCTACATACTCTCATATCTGAACTCGGTAAAGGTGGCACAATCCCTTTAGGGGGATTATAAGGGTTCTTATTTTCCTTATTGATGGTTCTCTGTGATGGTTCTTGATGGTTCCCGGATACACCAACTTCCGCCTTTCGTGTCGTCAACTTCCGCCTTTCTACACCAACTTCCGCCTTTTCCGCTTTTATTTCACCAACTTCCGCCTTTCTTATGGTAGCTTCCTCTCGTATCTTTTCAGGTAGTAGTGAATCCCGTGACCTCTACCCGCAGCCTCGGTTATAGACAACCAGTCCTCAGCTTCCAGGATGCCGGTCTGTGTTCGGACTGACCGTGTGGTAGCAGAAACCTTAATTGCTAAGGTGTCCTGGGAAGGCCAAGCATGTCCAGCGTCGTTAGCATTATCGGCCAGGGAGAGAAGGAGCAGCTTGAGTCCTGGTGACAAATTCAGGTTGAATATATCTGCCATCAACTGAATACTCATCAGAAATCTCCTGAGTTATGTCACTGCCCGCTTCTGATAACGAGAGCTCCGCGTACGATTTGCCTTTTCAGCACTGTGCCCACCACCAGAAACGTTAGACCCATAAACATACTCTTTGTCATCAATAGGCATTTTGGTTCGCGCTCCCTGTCTTTGCGTTACGCCAGTATCAAGCACTCTGTCTCGGCGAGTGTGCTTTGTGTGGTTAGTTAGTCCCGCCCGCTCCCTTGGCCTTTTCCCC